CCCATTCCGGAAGCAACATAGCTTTTACGCTATATGCATCTGGGATAACCTCAAGAGCGCCAACGGCGACTTGAGATCTCACTCCTCCCCTCCCACCCTGTGAAACATAGGCAGGTCTACTTTTGCCGTAGCGTAATTCCTTACGCATGGAAGTAGAACGGGACAGGCTCAGCATAGTCACAGCCTTAAAGGGCTCGTATGCTGTTCGGCGTTGACTCACGTCAAGATAACCGAGATAGCCTGGTATTTCTCTGATCTTAACCTGCGGTAAGAGAGAAGGTACTTTAAAGCACCCACTTCTCTGCCGTTTAGGTTTAGCATCATCGAAATTACGTAAGATGCCGCTATCACCATAACCTGAGGGTACTGACATACGTCGTACTTTCTTAGGTAGTAAAGTGATAAGTTTCGACCACGATGGTTTGTAATACATCGGGCTAAAACCCAGTCCTCTAGAGGACCAGCGCCGGTAACTATTGATCAACCAGAACATACGTTCAGTTGAGTCGATAGGTTTACGTATATAAAAGGGAGTGACGTCAACTCCAAGGAAGTAATGCTTACCGCAACTTTCTCGGAAGGGACCATCAACGAAGCTCTTAGAGCTGTTGAATTGGAACCCGCAATACGCGAAAACGCGCGCTAGCAAAGGAATTGCTAACTTATGAATGACGATATCGTCACCATAAATCGCTAATCGACGATCCTCTATGGATGAATAGCTAAGAACTGATGAACTCAAGGCCCAAAAGATCAGGCTTTCGAGTTCAAAAGTGTAGCCATTCCCCATAGAACTAACCTTCCGGTAACAATAATTACCATCCGGAAACATCGCCCACCCGCTCCTAGTGCGAGAAATCGCATTATACCAGGATTCAGGGAGCAATAGTTTTACCAACTCACTTGAGATAGAATCGCTTGCGGCAGATAAATCAACCGTAGCCAGTTCATCTTTAAGTGACCCAATTAACGCGAGCTGTTGATTCTTGACTTGAGAGTCGAGATTCACACCCACACGTTTGAGTTTTTGACGGATGTAACCGCCAATACCACGCTGTAGATACATGTTCATACATGGCTCTTTAGCGATGGTTCTATTGGTTTTAGCATTTTTCGGAACAGTAAGCACCTCGTTACCGTCTACGACCTTGAACCAATTTAATGGATCAGGGCCACGGTGCGCTACCACGGTCTCAGTCCAAAATGGACTTTG